ATTTTTCCATGTGGACGGCAAAAACTGAAAAAGCCCAAATGCGCCTGATGAACGATTAAGCGCATTGACCCTCCACCCACTCTCCTTGTAAAGCAATTGTTCCAGGCAGGCAAATTGCTTTTTATGATCAGGGTAATTTTTCTTCACCATTTCAAGCGCAATAACTTTTGGCGGCATTTGATGCAACTGTAATTTAGGTGCTTGAGCCGCCGCAGGTGAAGCAAACACAATTCCTACCGCTAATGCGGCGCTTAAAAGGATTTGTGTTAGACGCTTCAGGCTTTAGCCTTTCGCCAACTTTCTACACACTTCGCAAGCGGCGTTACCGTAAACCCAACTACCGCACAAACAACGATTAACTAAACTGTCCATTTCTTTACCCCTCTCAGGTTATTTTTAGGACTGCTCTATTTTATAGCAAATTTCAGAGATTACAACGCCCAAAAGGGTTGCAATAGTTACGCTTGCAATAAAGATCATTCTTCTTCCTCCTGTGGCGTTAAATTGATAATTGCTTGAATTACATTAGCCCTGCTTAATCTGATGCCTTCCACAAAACCCATGTAACGCTCACGCGTTTCAGGTTCAGCCAACATCTTTGCTACATACGGCCCTTCAATCCAGGTTGTAAGAACATCTTGTAACGGTTCTAAATGATTTTTAATTACTTCTTCAGGTGTCATGGGTATCTCAAATCTTTGCACCACTCTGACATGTTCTCAATTGCCACCTTGCATTGATCAGGCGTTGTTATGTCGTATGCCCAACAAACAGCAACCACAAACAAAATACCTAAAACAATCTTGCCTCTGCGTGTAATTCTACTTCTTGCCATTGCTTGCCTTCCTTCTAAAGTATTCGTGACCTGCGCACCACTCGCACTCACATAACAAACTGCCATCTTCTTGTTGGTGGACAATTACAAAATTAGCGGGTGATCCATGAGTTCCGCACCAAATGCAACTAGGATCGTTGTTTATAGACATTATGAATTTGTAAGTTCATGTCCGCCAATTTATCTTGTAATGCAAACGCTACCTGCTCGCGTTGCATGCCATTGATCATTGACTGACTTTTGTTGGGTGGAATTACAAAATCCTTAAACTCCACCGTCATCTCTACTTTGAACTTCATGCTGAACATGTCCTTTCGCGTTTAATAAGGTCATTGTATTGCTTAGGCGTAATGTTCAAAGTTATGGTTTCTGCAACGCCTGCTTTTTTGAATTCCTCAATAGCAAGCGAACCTTCATAACCTTCATCAATAAATGAAAGATAAGCGCCAGTTTGATCTACATAAACCCAACCCCTGCGTGGGCCGCCTGATGCGTTATTTTGCGCAACTACTCTAATTAACATTACTTTGCCTTTGTCTTGTAATCGCATTGTGGACATTGTGCGTAATGCTTGAACTTTTTATCTTTACCAAAAGTCATTGCGCTAACTCCATACATGGCAACATTGCATGTTGGACACATTGGATCTGTTAATTCACCAACTGTTAGTTTTGATGTGCTTTCTGTCATTTGTTTGCCTCCATTTTTTGAATTCCAACCTGGTAACAACTTTTGCAAATTGCCGTACATTCAGCATCAAATTCCCAATCAAATCTTGTAACTATTCCTTCTGCTACTGCGTTGATGTTGCAAAAAGTAAGTTGATCTGACAACAAATGAATTTTTGTACGCTTTGCAATTTTTATTGGTTGCATAATTACGCACCCCACTTGCAACGCAAACAAACTAATTTCATTTGCTTGTCAATGGTAACTGTATAAACTTTCCAAACTTCGCGATTGCACTCAGGGCAAATTGATGTTGTTGGCTGAGCCATGATTACGCACCTACCTTAAAATAAACACGGAGTACGCGTGTACCGTTTTCGTTGTACATCTCAAGGCAACCTTCGCCATTACCAAAATTAGCGCACATAACTTTTTCAGGATTTGCGTTCATAATTCTTTTGATGCGCTTTTGACCTGCAACAGAGTCAGCACCAGCATAATTGCCGCCGCAACCGCAAGCACAACCTGTTTTACCGTTGTATGTGTCTGTTGCGTTTTCTAACATTGTTTGTGTTGATAACATTTTGCGCCTTCTTTCTTTGGGCTACTTGCCCTTACAAAAGAAATAATACATTACAAAGCACATGTTTAGGAAAAAAAGTGCTAATTATTTGGTCAATGTTTGTGTGTGACTGGTCACAAATTACGCAGGCATTTTGGCCCACATTTGAACCCACAACCCAGGGTTGATCCCGTACTGCTTTGCCGCGGTCAGGCGTACAACCTGCCCATCATCACGGTAGGCAATGGCTGTGAGGCCGTCTAGGACGGCTCTGACCAATTTATCCAGGTCAGGGGCTACGGACGGCTCAGGGCGGTTTACGGTCTTTGGGCGCATCATTGTAAAAATCATGTCTATCTCAACTGGCTCAAGGTGGGGCTTTGCCCCTGCCTCTCTAGCCCGCAAAGCAATGGCAGAACGCCACGCGGCCAGTTCTGATCCTTTGGCATGAATAACATGCCCATTGATGACCTTCATAGATCCTTGCGGAACTGGTTGGCCATCAACCTGAAAAGTAATCATCTGAGCAGTGTAATGAGATCCTGCGCTGATGCAATTTGATCTGCACCAGTTTCATTAACGCCATGAAAATCATAAATACCAACATGATCAGGGCCTTGAATGTATTTCACCATAAGATCATGATTATTAACTAAAACATGATCACCTGGTTGCACAACTGCGGGATTAACTAATTGCTTAGTCATAGTTCCTCCTGTAATGGTTACATCAAGTGTAACAGTTACAGTTAATGTTTGAGTTATTTTGTAAAACTCTTTCTCAAAAGTTCTCTGAGTTCTGCGGGTGGTGGTACGGCTCGTTCTCTTTGTAGTTCCTGTTCCTTGAACCATGCTTCATTCTCCGCTCTTTCTCGTTCTGCTTTTGCTCTTGCATCTTGTAATTCTTTTTCCTTGATTTCTGCGGGAGAAAGATTACGGGGTGGCAAAGGGTCATCAAGCCATCTCTGAGCGTTTAACCATGTTGCGGCATGTGCTGTGTACCCTGGCACTCTGTTTGGGTCTGATTTGTACCGCAGAGCGCCTTTAATGATTATGCCTGCATCAGTTGTACGGATCGCTTTTTCAAATGCTTTAAGTGCCGCACCTTTTCCCACCTTCAAAGGATAGACATTCCAAAAATCCACAAACAAATCTTTTTTGTTTGTGTCTTTATCTTTATCTTCCTCTTTATCTTCCTCTTTATGGTTCAACGATTGTTCAGCGTTTGTTGAACGCTCGCTCATTCCACGCGCAACAACTGATCTTTTTCCTGCAAATGATGCCTTCGCAGACTTCTCACGGATCTTTTCAAGGTCATCTTCTACCCTGGCATGAGTCCATAAATTACCCTCAACAATAAAAAATTCTTCTAGCGTTGGCTTTGCCTCTGCCCATTCTTCAGGGCTGAGACGGGCTACATGTGACAAGCGCTCGTTGCTATTGTCCAGCGCTTTGCCGCGTTGCCAGTAATTCATTAACAAAAGCATGTATGCGCCATGCTGTTGCGCTGTGAGGTGGGCTGTGTCTGCCAGGTAATCAGAAACATACAACTGCATGTATGGCAGTGAAGTCATTTTGCCCCCTTACATTCTTTGATCATCTGTAATGAAATTCCCATTTGTTTTAGTGCATGCAAACCTCTAATCCTTTGATTTGGATACTTCAAAGGTTCATCAATGCTTGCCCGCTCCTGGCTTGTCATGCCGCCCCACATTCCGTAATTTTCATTTTGGAACGCGTAGGCTAAACAATCTTTCCAAATAGGGCAAGAGACGCAAATGGATCGCACTGAATTGATGTGATCATAAGCGTTTACAGATCGCTGTTCTTCTATGTCGTAAAACAAATCTGTGTGTATTTCTAAACGCTTACACTCTGCATCTTCCCAATTTACTTCTGTGTACTTGGGCAACCTTCTTCTCCTGTCGGATCATAGTAGGGGCAGAAGTCTGCGCAAAAGGCTAAAGGTTTTTCAGGCCGTGGTTTGAGTTGTTGTGCAACCATTTCACGCGTTTTTTCTAAATGATCCAACGCTTGTAATGCAATCGCTTCATCATAGGGCGCGGCATAAACCAAAATGTCTGACATTTTTCCATCACGCGGAATACCAACAAGCGCCACATCTTTGACGGTGTAACCATTTTTGATCAGCAAATAACCATAAAGATGTATTTGCCAAACTTGTTGCCTGTTATTGCCACCAAAATAACGCCCACTGCCCTTCTTAATTGTTTTCCAATCAATAACCGTGTAATTGATTTTGTCGTAGCAATCAACATGACCAGGAACACCATCAGCCTCAACAGCAATTTCTAACTCATACTGAACACCAAATGGATCTTCGCGGCGTATTGCATCTTCAATTCCAGTGTGAATAAAAGTTCCCAGTATTGCGCCTAATTTGTCACCAACATTTGTTGGCTCAGTTTGCGCAATGTCATGCCAAAGCCTGCGGTGACACCCACCAATTGCAGACGGCCCAATGGCTGTTTGCTGTGATCTAGCCCTTGAATTGTCATTTGCAACCAGGGTTTTTGTAATCATTTCTTGAAAATTGATCATAGATCCCACGCCCATGTAAAATTAATAAACAGATCTAAAAACATCTGATGAATAAGATCTAGCCATTGCAAAAACGCAGGATCTTCTTTGATTACTTCAGGTTCAGCAATAACAATGACTGGTGTTTTTATCGTTGTAACTGGCGCGGGTTGTTCCATTGAGTAAGTTGTTTCAATTTCTTTTATCGTATCTACGCCAGGTGCTAAGCGCTCAAATGTTTTTGTTGTAATAGTTGCTACATTTGTTACAGGATCTACATTTGTGCTAACCAATTGATTTGGCGCTGTTTGCGTCACAACATTTGGGCCTGCAACATTTCCTGTTGTATCTGCCTTAGTAATCTGTACATAACGCTGACCTGGTTGCAAAGTTGCTTTTGAATACGGGCTGTTTACATCTCCGCAAACATCAGGAGTACAAACAATTGTGCCGCTGATTATCTTGCCGTCTGCATCTACCATTACCCAACCGCCTTGATCTGCGTGTGCGGGCGTAATGTTTACTAGCAAAAGAAAAATAAAAATTGCCTTCTTCATAAATTGTCCTCATTCCATTGCTTGCCGTATAAGTCATCTTTTAATTCCATAAAATCTTTTTCAATTTGTACAATTCGCTTTCTAATTCTGTACAACTTGATCATCATGTACAACGGGTACGCCCAGTAGCCAATCACAACACCAATAATTAACGCAATCATAAATGTGATCATGTTAAATCCATACTGGTGCGCACTGATGTTCCTACTGAGCGGGCAATGTCCACCTGCATTTTGAGCCTGTTCGTGTTAGCGCGTGTTGCTAAAACTTTGGCTTGAACAATTGACAAATCCTTGTGCAATTCTTCATTTTGAATAAGCGCCATGTCCTCACGCTCTCCAACTGTGTAGTTCTTGCCCGTTGGTGATGATTGCGTTGCAAAAGTCATACGAGATTTAGCCATAGCAATTTCATACTCTGCCTTTACGCTGTGATAAATCGTTTCCACTTCTACAAGATTTTTGTGAGCGTCATCTACTTCTTTTGATAGCCCGCGTAATTTTTGCTCCACCATTGCGGGTGTAATAATTTCACTCATCATTTTCTTTCACCAAACTGATGTTTGAGTTCTCGCGCTTGTTCTGCAACACAATTACCTTGCCCGCATCTGATGACATGTTGAAAGGATCAGGGGTAAGCATAAAACCCGCTCTGTCTAACTTTTCAGCCAATACTTCAGGAAAAATGTCTAACTCCTGGGCTACTGCGCGGATTGCAATTATGTTGAAATGAACTGCAACCTTTAATCCGTTTGATGGTTCAAATTTATTTTCCTTGTTACTCATAGCATCATTCCTTCCTCTACTGCGCGCCAAACTATGCAGTCATTGTTGTGGTGGTTTTTTCTTACTGTTCCTGTGTCAATGATGTAACCATCTTTAACAAGGCTTATGCGTGTAGGGCGCACTGTGTTGCCCTCTATCTGTAATGTTTTTTCAATCTCATAATCCGTAGCACCGCGCAACCCTTGCTTCAAAATGTATTCATACACCTTGCGCTTAAGCGATCCAGTTCTAGGCAAAACTTTTTCTGCCGCGGCTATTGATGTGCGCTGAGCATTGTTTGCAATGATTACGCTGTTATCCATTGAGAGCCGCCCTGCGTGTCAAAAGGTGATCACGCAAAGTTGCGCCTTCAATTACAACATCAAGCAAATCAAGATTTAATTGCCATGCGCTTCTGAGTTCTTCCTCTGTTGTTTTAGTTTCAATCAAACTAAAAACTGCAAATGCGCTTGCCTTTTCTTCTTCTGTGTACTCACGCTTTGCCGCAGGTGCTTTTGCCTGTGGTGCTTCAGTTGTTTTTGTTTGGCGGTTGCGTACTTCTTCAGAAGATGCAATGCCCTTTTTTGTGTCCACTGCAAGAGCGGCAACCATTGCGCGCCCCCAGGCGGCTGTTTCAGCGTTTTGTAGTTCAGAGTCACGGGTGAAGTTGGTTGGCCCTGGAATTGGCTCGTATGCCCAACCTACGCCTGGTAATTGATCATCAGGTGTGCGGTATGCTGCGGCGCTGTAAACCATGTAACTTTTAATACTGCCATCAGGCATTTTTACTTCAATTACATACGGATCTTTCCATGACTGCAATGATCCTGTTGGGTATTTTTCGCGGAATTCAATAATGCGTGTTGCCACATCAATGTAATCTAATGGGCCTTTGTAACTTGCCATGTGTAACCTTTCTTTTGGGGGCTAACTAGCCCGTGTAAGGAGGATTGAACACCATGCCACCGACAAATACAAGGACCGCGTAATTTATGTTCCTAGCGTGTCGGAAATGCCATACTTGAGGCCAGGGGGAAATCATGGCTTACACGCAAATCTCAATCCGCTTAGGCGGCCTTCTTGTGGAATTAGGAAGTGAAGCAACTTACCCTGACATGGTTAGCGATTTAACCAACCGTTGCCTATCAACATTCAAAGATGCAATGGATAAAGCAGAGGAACACGGTGTAGATGTTTCTAACATGCGCCTTATCACATCTGAGTATTCAGATGATGATGAGGATTAGTCCAACCAAACTTGATACTGGGCTGTTGTTCTGCCCTTAATTGGATCTACAAAATGCAAACGCTGTGATGGTTTTCCACTAGCGGCCATTGAGTCACGGGCATAACGGTTATCTGACTCCGTTGATCCTGTCCAATAAATGTTGTAGTGCTTTTGAATTGGCTCTTGTGCATGTCGGTGGTAGTGGCCTAAGAAAATGTCGTGGAAATCGTAATCATGTGCGCCCGCTTTCCAACGGTTAGCACCTGCAATCCATGCCGCAGGGCTTGCAAATCCTGAACGGCCTAACTCATCACCATGCATAAGCAGGGCGCGGTAGTTACCAATTTCAACTTCTTGAATGTCCTCTGGACAATCTTCCCAGGTTAAACGCTTTTCGCCCGCAAGGATTTGGCGGCTCATTTCATAAACCATGCGATCCACATTGTCAGATTTAGGCACTTCTGCGCGCTTGCCACCAATGCGCCCATGATTTCCCCACTCAGCAATAACTGTGACTTTTTCAAAATTTGCTAACATCTCGCGCACAAAATCCACACAAAGCCGTGAAACACTGGTGAACTGACCAAACAATGAAGCGTCTATTTGCCATAACTGCGCAGGATAATTGAACAAACCTTCAACCATGTCACCGCCAAACATCACTACACACTCTTTTACAGGGTGATGATGGCGTTGTAAGTCAGTTAAATGCACAACTTTTTCAGAGAATTGCATAACGCGATCACGCATAATTTCAGTGTTGTAACTGGTTGTAACTTTTGCGCCTTGCCAATCCGTTGTATGGATCAAAGCCACTTCAGCATTAACTTTGCGTGTGTCTTTTTGTGGCGCAGAAACAGGTGGCACTGCACCCAATGAGATCATTGCATCATAAGCACCGCGGTGTGTTGCCTCTACTAAATCCTCACTGCGTTCTTTAGACTGCTTAAGTTGTTTTTGTAATCGCAAAATTACCTGGCGTAGTTCTTTCACATCTTGCGACTCAATGCCATCAGGCATGTCTTGTAATCTTTTTTCAAGGCTCATTTGTAAACACAATCTCCTTGCCGTGGTGTGTGTAGCCTTCTTTGTCTATCCAACTATCTTCATGCTCTAAATTTGCAGTAATCCGCACTGACTTTGCGGCATCAAACATCAACGCAACAATTGCAGGATCAATGTCCTCTATGTCCAAAAGCGCACCCCACATGCGGCCTATGGCTGTGAAATTCTTGCGAGCGCTACCGTATTCATTTTGGCGATCATCAAGAACTTCCTCTACTCTTTTGTACACCTGCAAGAACCATTCCTGTGAATTCTGATTGTGTCAGAACTGCATTTATGCCCTTCAGATCTCAAAGCCTGCACAATTAAATTAACAGGGTAATTTTTTGCCCATGCATCATCTAATGTTTTTTGATCTTTTTCGCTAAGTGACTCATACAGTGACTTGTAGGCGCATTGATTACCCAATAGGCGCCCCGCTACCCGCTTGCTAATAATTTCGTTAAACGCGTTTTCTAATCCCATTGCCTTACCTCCTACGAGAAGCGTACCGCAAAGTAAAAAGGCCCGCGTTAGCGGGCCAGTTCACTACTTCGTTTTCTTTTTTGCCGCGGGCTTTTTGCTCGCCTTTGCCAACTTGTCAATTTCTGCGGTCACTACATCTGCAACCAACCCAAATGCAGGGTCTTTCTTGTCAATGCCGCGGATTGCAGGGCCAACAACTGCCGCCGCTGTTGCAAATGCAAGCGCTGTTAGATCTTTAACGCCTGCCGCATAAAGTGCCGCCGCAGTAATTGCAAAGTGGCGGATTGCTGATTTCAACATGTCTAGGTGCTTCTGTTCCATTGTTACTCCTTTGGGCGGGCTACCGCCATGATTGTTTTGTAGTCACGCTTCTTGAGGTAAAAGCCATCACCGTTTGACTGGCTTCCAGCCTTACCTGAAGATGTATTGCCCTCAAATACTTGCAAATACTTGAGTGTAGTGTGGTGAAATTTAACAATGCCCACATGATCAGGTTGAGCATCTTCATCAAACTGAAAGAACACAAGATCTCCGCGCTTAGCCTGACCGATAGGCACAAGTTGATTGTTCTTTGTTAGGTACTTTAACCAGGCATCACATGAGGCAAAACCCTTTTTAGTGTTGGCTACTGACCCAATAATTCCAGCGTCAAAGTACATCTTTGATGCAGACATTGCACACCAGGGTTGATTGTTGAGGCCAAACCATTTACCAAATGTAGTGTCATTGTTTGGACTTTCTGTGTAACCAACTGATGCTTCACAAAGTTCTATGACTTTATTTAGGCTCATCTTCTTTTCCTTCCTGTGGCTTTGGTTTAGATTTTAGTCCATTAGCCGACAAAATGCCTGAGAGCGTACCTGTAAGAAATACAGTTAAAGTTGAAATAAGATCAATAAAAGCCGCATCATTAGGGGCTTGTGCCATAGGTTGCGTTACAAATACCAGCGCGTACAGCATGGCAAAAACTGAACCTGAAAACACCAAAGCAAGCAAAATTCCTATTGTGACAATTAAACGGGCATGTAATTCTTCAGGTGTAAATTTGCGTCTAGCCATTTTGCGTCTCCACATCAGGTAGCAAGTCCTTTGTACATTGCCCAATGCCTTCACATTGCGGCGGGTTACATTCTGCTTTTTCCCAATTTACAAATTCCTGACAAGGGTAGCGTGTATAACCTTGATACCCACACCCTGTAAGGCTAAGAACGATTAAGAAGCAAGCGATAAATTTCATCAACGCGGCTCTCCAAACGCTTGATTGTGTCACCTTGTCTATTCTGCTCATCTCGCAGGGAACTGCCACCATTAGGTTTCAATTCAGCAAGGTAATGTTTAACAAGCCATCTAACCGCCGCTACAAAACCACCTAAAATAGTGCTAATGCTAACGGCTAATGCGGCCCAATCTAATGCGTTCATGGTGAAAAAGTATAACTGTTATGTCCAGGTAATGACGCGAACAGTGCCAGTGCTATCTACTATCTTTGCTTCATTGTCTGTAATGTTTAGCCACGCATCACCAATGCGCGGGTAAGTTGGATCAACAGTTACATTGGGAAATGTAAAACGCGTGGCCGTTTCTAATTTGTTCAAACGGTTGTTAATGTCCGCAAACATTCTGTGTAAATCAATTGGTTGATTTAAGTATGCCATTACGCTTCTCCCGCTCCTTGTGCAAGAGTTAATGTTACGCGTTCAGGGCCATCTTCACCTGGCTGAACAGTAAGGCCAACAATGCGGTAAATTTCATCAAGCGTATTAGGAAAACGACTATCTGTAATAATAATGCGAGCATCATCACCTAGCGCATAAGTGCCAAATACAGGATCTACATAAGCAGGCACAACAACTTTGAGAACAACGGGTGGATAAGAAGTAGCCAAAGATTGAGCGTTGGCTAGTTGTTGTAAAACTGTAACATCTGTAATGTCTGAATAGTTTGATGTGGTTTCTAATAATGCCCAACCTGCAAGCAATTTTGAAGTGTCTTGCCCTACCGCAATTAATTTTCCTTCATTAGAACCAGCACCCAAAGAATAAACAGTGTTGGCTACAACTGAACCATCTTCAGGATACTCATACTCCACCATGTTGCCTGCGGGGAAAGTAAATACAGGAACATTTGGATCACCAAAAGAATACGCCAAACCACTTCGCGGGTAGTAAGTGTTAAAGTTTTTAACAGGCAAGCCTGTAATGCCATCATAATTAACATCAATTGAGAAATCAAAACCATCACCCTGACGGCTAAGATCTTGAATTGCTTGAAATACATTTTTTAATTCATAATTGTAATAAGTACGGCTTACCAATACACCTGATGTTGTTTGCCCTGCGGTGTTATAGCCAACTCCAATGTCACCGTAAGTTGCATTTTGAGCATCTTCAATGAGCGTTTTGGCTATAACCAATTGATCAACATTTGTAAATTCAACATCTTGAGTGACGCGTCTATGATCAAAGTATGAAATCCATTCTTGCGCACTGAAAGACAAAATTTGTGAAGTGCTGTTGTATGAACGCCCCCAAATAACTCCGCCCCATACCAACACGCCATCACGATCTACATACAATCCGCAATGAGCAGGGATAGTTGAAAGTTCAACATTGTATTTATCTGCATTTACGCCTGACAAAAGCAAGTGACCTTGAAATGTTCCTGGTTGATTTAATTGTTGAGTAAAACCTACGCCAGTTAAGGGAAGTTCACCAATAATGGTGTTGCTTAAAAGATCAACAAATAAATAACGATAAGTCGTGGCCATGTTTATTGACCGCTAACATTAAATTCTGTCCATTCTAAATTATCTTCATTCCAAACATACTTTTTACCGTCATTAGGTTGAGGAACGGGTGCTTCCCAACGCGCTGTATTTTCATTTAGTATCCATGAAGCAAAAACAGAGGGTGAATAAAAATGATCAGCAATTGGATCGTATGTGTAATCAACACCAGCAAAGTTTTTACGGAAAGATCCGTTAAATGAAGTTTGTACCCATCTTGTATTTTCACCAAAAAGTGATTGACAAAATGCAATTCCTTTTGCTTCTAATTCAACATCATTTTCTATTAGTTCTTCATTATTAACAACAATAACATTTAATACTTTATTGTTGTCATCTAGTTGCGCAAAGTGTGCCATTAGAATGTGATACTCCCGCTTCCTGTAAAAGTATAAAAACGATAGCCGCCAGTAACGGTAACTGTTGGAGAACCAGTAGTTGTTGCCGCCTTGAAAGTATCAAGGTAACGCACTATGCAAATTCCACTACCACCATTAGCGGCCGTTAAAGTTCCGCGGTTTCCTCCACCGCCACCACCTCTATTAGCCGCGCCTGAAGTTGCATTTGTGAAATCTTCTCTACCGCCGTTACCAGCGCCATTCAAACCAGTTTGAACAGTTCCGTTACTACCTGAACAACCAGGAGCGCCTTGAGAGTACACAGTGCCGTAATAACTTGTACCTGATCCGCCAGCGCCACCATTAGGATCAGTTCCAGCGCCACCATTAGATGTATGGCCACCACCACCACCGCCGCTGTATGTTGCAGTTCCACCTCCACCTAGTTGTGCGCCTGAACCGCCAGTACTTCCTTGTGATGGAGTTGTTGCAGGTGTATTACCAGCGCCACCCGCTCTAGGGTTATTAGCAACGCCGCCACCTCCACCACCTGAACCTCCTGCATAACCTGACCCAGTGTTGAGGGGAATGTTGTAACCGCCCAAACCTCCACCATTAACAGTAGTTAAGCCTGTAAAAGTAGTATCGCCTCCATTTGACCCTGAAACACCACCTGAGATGCTTCCAGCACCACCACCGCCAATAGTAATTGTGTATGTAGTACCTCCTGATACTGAAGCACCTGCGGAATTGAGAAGGCCTCCACCACCACCGCCACCACCTAAGAACATACCGCCACCACCGCCGCCTGCAACGCGCAAAATGTCGGCACTTGTAGCAGAAGGTAGATTAGGTGTAACGCTGTTAGATGCAGATGACGCAATAGAAGTACCATTGGCATTTGTAGCCGTAACAGTAAATGTGTACGCCGTTCCAGTTGTTAATCCTGAAACTGTAATAGGTGATGCACCTGTACCTGTTATTGAACCAGGAGATGAAGTTGCAGTATAAGCAGAAACAGCCTTGCCGCCAGTAGCGCCCGCTGTATAAGTAACGGTTGCCGCTGTTGTAGTTGTTGCTGTTGCTGTACCAATTGTAGGCGCTTGAGGAACTGTTGTAGCAGTAATGCTGTTAGAAGCCGCTGATGCCGCAGATGTACCAATTGAATTTGTGGCCGTTACGGTAAAAGTGTATGAAGTAGATGATTGCAAACCCGTGACTGTTAAAGGTGATGAAGCACCTGAAGCGGTAAATCCACCAGGAGATGAAGTAACCGTATAAGAAGTGATAGCAACGCGCCCTGTATAAGCAGGAGCAGTAAATGTTACTGTTGCCGCGCCATTGTTGTAAGCGCGGCTAGTGCCAACATCTGTTGCTGTACCAATTGTAGGAGCGGAAGGAACAGATCTACCTGATCCTGAAATAACTGCAATAAGTGACATTAAATTAAGTCTCCCACTACTAACCAATTGTTTGCTGAAGTTTGTATTGCGCCAACAGATGAATACTGAGCGCGTATTACAGGACTTGCAGGTGTTGTTCCGCCTGAAACCACGGTTACACCTCCTGCTCCTGAAATTGTTACTGCTCCTGCTCCGTAAGCCGCCATCATAATAACAGCGCCAACAGGTAATGCAACTGAACTATTTAGAGGAATTGTAACAGTAACAGGAGAAGCGTTAGCAAGCGTTACAAGTTTTCCATTATCAGATAAAGCCAAAGTATAAGTAGTTCCAGTTTGTGCATTTGTAGCCACGCTTGCGGCCAAAGTTACAGCGCCGCTTGAACCGCCACCGCTTAATCCCGCACCTGCTGTAACAGAAGTAATGTCACCTACCGCAAGATTTGTAGTTGCGGCTACGCGTGTGTCTATAATGTCACCTGCATTAATTTGAGTAACAGCCGCACCAACAGCAATAGTTGCAAGTGAAATTGAGTTAGCAGGAAGTGAAGGAGCAACAGGAGATCCCGCAGGAGTTCCTGCAACAACTTGAAAAATTACATCATTGTTAGCGCCTGAATAAAAAGCATCACGCACTGTTGCACACACAAGGTCAATGCGTGGGTTTGTTGGATCGGCTGTTGTAATTGTTAGCGTGTCAGTTGCGTCATTAAAAATTGTGTAAACGCCCATGTTGGTTGTAGTTGTACCAATAATTGCCGCCCAGCCTGAAGCAACGCGGACTGACATACCCGCAGGAGAATTAGGGCTAACGGCCAAAGAAGAAGTGCCAATTGTGCCAGTAGTAGCCCATAATGCTTGCGCTGTTAGGCGGTCATACTGAGCAGGGTATGAGCCTGCTTGTAGCCATGATGGAGGCGTTTGTAATGTCATTTATTCTCCTTTAGATGTACGCAGAATACCAAGAAACGGTAGCCTGAGTAGTTCCTGCTAATGTACTTGAGCCTGTAAAATAAAAATTTGAATTGCCAGGGGGCGCATCAAACCAAGTGCCTGAAATTAAAAGATTACGAGCAGGCGCGCCGTTGAGCGTAATCAATTGATTGTAAAGATCAATTTCCAAAATGTCTAACGCGCTGTAAGTTCCAGTAAAATTAAGTGTATTGCCAGTAGTTGTATTACCAATAATAGGATTTGTAATAGGGCCTTGAATAGTAATTGTTGGATAAGTAGTAGCCCACCCAATGTTAGAAATTGTAGTTGTAACGCTAGAAGAACCGCCGCCGTATGTGTAATTAAATGTCTTGTTGTAAGTGCGCCCTAAAGCCGCGCTAATAAGCATGTTGGCGGTTTGCAAATTGCTGTTGTAATAATTTGGATCAGGACAAAAAAATTCAACTTGAGATGTAATGTATCCGTAGGTGTAATTGGGATCAACTGTTGTGCGCAAACCGCGTACGCGAGCGTTTACAAATTGTTCACTTGTAGGAATGTTTGGGAACTTAAAATAAAGCGGCGTTGTGCCTGATGTTTGTGGCAAAAGAACGCTTTGAATAGTGTTGTAATTTGTTTGGGCAGATCCATTATTATCACCAAAAGTATTAAAAATAATAGAGATAGTTCTTCCGTTTAGAAAATCTCGCCCTGTAAACATGCCATCATGGTATCCGCGGTTATCATCTTGATTGCGGATACTAGGCAACGACTCAAGGCCATCAACGCTAAGAATTTGATAAGGAGAACCTGCGCCTCCAAAAACTTGATTGTTAAAAGCAAATGAATAAACTTGATTTAATGTTGTCATTTTGCCGCACCTTGAAATCCGTATTGAGCCGCTTTAATGCCAGTTATGTCTAAGCCATTAGCCAATGAAGTTGCCACCCTTACTGTCTGACCGTATTTAATAATAGAAACAAGAGCGGAGGCCGTTCCATTAGGATCTGTAAGGTTTACACCATTGACCGTAACATTTGTACTTCCACCAACAAGTTTAACAGCGGCGGCGGCGGCGGCATTAATTGTTTCATCACTTGCATCACTTGTTGGAATAACTGTTACGCCAGGTGAAACTTGAACTGGCGGCCCGTATGTCTCAGGCACAATTTCATCATAATTTGGAGCATTTTTTAACGCGTTTAATGAAGCATTTTTTGCACCAAGTTCGGCCATAAGCGCGGCAACTTCTCTAAGTTTTTCCATAAGCGCATCAAGTTTTTCTTGTGTGGCTTTATTGATTTCATCAATGGCATCTTCATAGGCTTTTTGAGCCTCTGTAAGCGCTTCCTGAAGGGTTTTCTGAGCCTCTGCCAGTCCTTCACTAAGGTTCTTTTGTGCGTCTGCTCTAGCCTCTGTAAGTGCCTTTGTAGCCTCTGCTAAGGCTTCATCATAAGTGGCCTTAGTATCAGCCAAAGCCTCTAAAAGAGTCTTATTAGCATCAGCCATTTTTTCTTTGCGTACTACTTCAGCCTCAGTCATTGCTTCGCTGTATGCTTTATTAGCATCAGCCAACGCCTCATTCATTTCAGTATTAACTGCGCTTAATGATTGTTTAAGATCAGCGGATACTTTATTAAAAGAAACCATTAATTCTTCAGTAGCAAGTTTGCCCCCTGCGTTCATGGTTTTAGCAAGCGCATCTAACCCATGCTCTGAAACAGTTTCTACTTGATTGTATAAATCTTGTAATTCTTTAGTGGCTTCAGGAGAAGCGGCTTTAAGTGCTTCAGCAATTTTGTTACCCGCTTCAGGGCCTTGTTTTACAACTTCTTCAATAAACACCTGGCTGTAACCTGCACCAGCAAGGGCGGCGGCGTTAGCCTGTAATTGTTTTGCCGCCGCTAATTTTTCTTTAAGATCAGCAAGAAGTTTGTCAGCGGTGTCTGCGCCACCCTTAAATACTTCACCTAAATCAAATTTGGTTTTAGACGCAAAAGCATTACGCAAACGATCAATTGACTGTTGAAGAATGTTAGATTGTTTTTCCGCGGCGGCTTGAATTAAATCAAGAGTTTTATCAGCGGCTTTTTTGCGAATGTCATCAAGTTTTTCATTGTTGGCTTTAAGAAGATCTGCTTTTTTGTCAGCGTAATCTTTTTCAATAGCATCTGTGACTTCTCTGAAACGCTTGTTTGCTTCTGTTTCAGCCTTATTTCTGCGGTTAAGCGCATCTGCCTTAGCATCTTCAAAACGCTTATCTGCTTCATCATTGGCTTCTCTAAAACGCTTTTTAAGATCAGCAACGCGTTCATCATACTTTTTGTGCGCATCAAACATTTTTTCGTTGCGGGCTTCAAGGGCTTCTTGAGCCTTCTCTTGAGCCTCAGCAATGACCTTATTCATGTCATTGTAAATTTTTGCTACATCTTTTTTGTAGCCTTCAAGTTTCTTTTTTGCTTTGTCATCAAGGCCGCCTCCACCGCCGCCGCCACCGCCGCCGCCTGAACCCGTACCACTGCCATAAGTAAACGCACCTTCACCGTAGCCGCTTTTAACAGAACTTTTAAGATCTGATAAATTTTTACTTGTTTCTTTAATTGAGTCTGATGCTTTTTTAGCACCATCTGCAATGCCTTTAGCCCAACCCATGCCAGGAACTTTTGCAAGCATGCCAATAAATTTGCCAATACCTTGAACTAAATAGGCAAAACCAGTGAGAACTATTTGAACACCCTTGATGACAATGCCTCTAAATGTCTCTGATTTCTTCCATGCAAAAACAAACGCCGCACCCAAAACAGTTAATGCGGTGATGATTGCACCAATTGGATTTGCGCGAATTGCCATGTTAAGCATCATCATTGCGCCACGGAAATTTAATGTTGCAATAGCCGCTAATGTGTGACCCGCGGCCATTGATTTAGTGACCGCTGTATAAACAACCATTACGGCTTTAGTGGCAATCATTGCACCGCGCACTACATAAAACGCCGCCGCACCACCCAAAACAATACCCGCGTACATTTTAAGCGCCTCTGCATTGTCTGCAATTAATTTGCCAAATGTTCTAAGCGTAGGAATTACAGTGCTAGTAAGAAAACTCATAAATGCGCGTAATGCAGGAAGTAACGCTTTACCTAAATCTTCTTTTAATTTGTTAAAATCGTTAATCAAGCCTTGCATCTGACCTTCAGGCGTATCTCTTAATGACTCATTAAAACCTTTGTAAGTTGAGTCCAACACATCAACAATAGCCGCGGCGCGTTCTGCTTCTGTTCCTGATGAAATAAGTTTTTTTGTGTGATCGTCAAGAACAAAACCTACTCTTGTAAGAGATCCAAAATTGCCGTTAAGCGCTTGTGCCAATCCATTTGTCATCTGCTTAAACTCATCAGCGCTTGCGTTAGCGCCTTTTTCAGCGGTGACATAATCAAGAATTGCAGGCGTTAATTTTTTAATAGTGTCAGTTTGCAAATTGAATGTTGCCAACTGTGATTGTGTTTGCGTAATGTTGCCGCCTGTAATTACGCCAACTTTTTCCAACGCATCAGCCTGCGCATTAAGTGAGGCTATCTGCTCATCAGTTGCACCAACCGTTACTTTCATCAATTGCGCTAGGCGTTGCTGTTGGGCTTCTGCTTCCATTGCCTGTTGAATAACATCTCTACCAAATTGCAAAACCTGAGTACCAGCAAAAGCAATACCAATTGATGCGCCAACTTGTTTCATTTTGCCTATAAAATTTGTCATGCCGTTTGACGCAGTGGCAACAGATTTATCTACGCCTTGAAGCGCACTTTCTGCCTGGGCTAATCCAACTTTAAGTTGAGTTACATCTGCCTGTAATTTAATAAGCATTGGTGGAATTAGATCAGCCATGATTAACTCCCCAATTTCTCTCTAACAGCGGTTGTAAAGATCCTGTTGATTTTGCCACTTCGCAATAGCATCAATGCCGCAGGTTCTAAGTAAGGGTATTTTACCCCTGGCGGCCATTTTCCACCGCCCTTTTCTACCTGACGGGCATAAATCATTGTTGGCCCAACTTCAGCGGTGTAAACACCTAAGCCAACACGGTAAGTAGTTTTAATAGATCTTTTTAGATTACCCGTAACCGTATTAGGGCCTGACCCACCAACATGTTTTGGAGGTGTAATAACTAAATAAGGTCTGCCGTTTTTACTTGTGCGTTTTTCATAACTGCGTGTGCCTTGAAAGTTTAATTTTGCCTGGCGTTCAACAGCCAAACCCACGCGCATAATTCCTAGTTGTGCGCCTTGTTCTATTTTTGTTGCAGATCCATCAATTGCGGCGAGAACATCTTTAAGGTTGGTAATAACAATTTCAGCCATTATTCTTTCAACCCTTCTGTTTTTACCTGATCAATAGTTGCCGCAATTGCTAACAACCAATCCGCTTTATCAGCGGGCAAATTATCTACTTGCTCAGGTGTCCAACCAAACCGCTCTGCCATTTGGTAGTAATACCAATACTCATCAGGATAGGAAAAGGCTTCATGCCTTTCCCCACCCTTGAGTAACCATTTTAGGCGTTGGAGTTCTCGCCAAGCGCTTTTGGGTCTGCCTCTGACTGTGGCGTTTCAGCCAAATTAGGGAACAAATACTTTTGAGCGTCTTTTGTATGTTCTACCAAAGCGTCATAATCTGTCATTGTTAATTCATCTAATGACTCAAGTTTGATTGATGGCGGAATTAAATCAAATGACCATGACTCAACAAGCATTGCAATAAGTGCATCACCTAATGCAAGTGCTTTTGTTAGATCTCCACCCGTTGCATTGTCTGCACTGCGCATAACATTTTTGCGATCTTTTACGCGCAGGGTTGATGGATCTTTTAGAGTTACTTTTGCGCCTGATGGCAGTGTTACTTCTTTAGACATGTTGCCTCCTGTTAGTTTGCCTTCCTAAATCATACTAAAAAGGAGAGCAAGCGGTGTGGGAGAGCGGGAAGGCAATCGCCCTCAACCACACCGCCGCCCTGATCTAGTTATGCGTATGTGCCTGATGGCTTAGCGTTCTTGAGTACCCACTTAATAGGTGAGAAACCTCCTGAAGCACCATCATCAGTTGTGTTTGCTTGCGCATTGAAATCAACAGATACCTGTACAAAATCTTCACCGCGTTCAATCACACCAGTGGTGTAAGCGCCCTTAGTAAGAGTTGCCTGGATCTGAACTTCAGATGCACCTGAACCGTAAGCCCAGTTAAACACAAGTGCAGGTTGTGTGTTGTTAAGGAAGTTAAGCAATTCAGAGTCATCTTCCATGACAAATGTAATCTTGCCTGTAACTTCTAGTGGGCCTAAGAAAACCTGGTATGGATCTTGTGTTGCTGAGATGCCATAGATAGGTGTTGCAGGGCGCTTCATGTCAATGTTGCCAGTCATAGCAGTTGCTACGGTAGATCCACCAACAGAAACAGTACCGCGCCACACTGGTGTAGGAAGAACTGTTGAGAATGTAGGTGTTGGATCTGAAACAACTTCAGATGCCCAACCTGTTGATTTTGCATCATACTCAAGCATGCCGTCTGCATTGAACTTCAATGAGAAGTCAGAAAACTGGCAACCAGGGTATGAGCGAACATCTACGGCGTAGAAATCAGTCATTGTGTAAGAAATTGGCTGAACATCTCCACCTGATGCAAGGCTGTTAAATAGTGAGATTGTGTGAGTGTATGGTGCAGATGCGCCAGTAGTTGCTACTGATCCCAAAACGCCTGCAATGCCGTAGCCCACGGTGTCTGCAAATACTGCGCCACCAAAATCTACGGTTGAGCGTGTGCGGCCTGGAATGTAGTTGTAATTCAAAGCATTTGATCCACGCAAGCCTGTGTCATAAAGTGGATCAACAATGTCCACTGGCTTTAATGCGTCCTTCATTACTGGAATGAAGTCGGTTGGTGCTACTGCCGTACCGCGGGTTGCTTCTTTAGCAATACCTAAGTACGAGCGTACGGACTGTTGAACAGACATTATTTCACGCTCCTAGTTTCTTGTCTGACGCGGCAGACATAGTGGTTGTTGTTTCTTTTGGTTCTGTTGGTTCTGTGACTGATGGCTTTGCGCCTGCAAGTGTTACATTTGCGGCAACAAATCCTTCAGGTGCGTCAAACTCATCACCAGGTTTTACAGTTACCCCAACACTAGGGAACACGCGTTCATCAGTTCCATTGTATTTGTACTTCATTTTGCTCCTTATGCCTGGATCATCTGTGTTACTGGAAATTGTATCTCAGCAAAGATTTCTGTAACGCCTTCTTTTTCAGTAGAAGGTTCTCCATAGCGGGCCTGAATAACTGGCTCTGCACCTTGCCAAACTAAATTACCTGTTGGATCGCCAAAGTTATGATCTGATCTCAAGCGTTCTTTGATGTTATCAACGATTGTGTCAAAGTCAGTCATAACATCTTCTGCCTCTCTATGAAAAGAAATGCAGAAAATCTGAACAATTACGGTGTAGTCCACACGCTTCCAACCATCAGTTGCTCCACCAATAGCCAAACGGGTTTCATACTCATCAGCAATGTAAATAACAATTGCCGCTCTTGTGGCCTGACCTGGTTCAGCGTTTACCTGGTAATTGATGATTTTTGGGAAAGATGTAAAAACCTGATTGACATTTGTGATGCGCGGGTTGGCTAAAAATAAAGATAGCGTTTGGCGTACCGCGTTGCGGCCTGTAAGAGTAGGTACGGCAGGCATTATCTGATCCTGCGGTACTTGTTCACCATGTCTAGCGCAACGGCCAGGTCATTGCCGTAGCGCACTGAACCAGGAATGTTGCCTGAAGGTGAGGTTGTGTAAGCCATAGTTGTAGAAGCATCACCACGCATTTTAATAAATGCCGTTGTAATTAAAATACAGGCTTGCTTGAGAACAGTTGGCAGGTTGCTAAATGTTGCCCCAACGCCATGAGCAAAGACCATAGGAGAAGCCAAAGGAACTGTTGTTGATCCATAAACATAGTTGCTTGCAACCGTTACGCGCTCAGTTCTCTGACCATCAAAAATGCGGTATTGCTCACCTGCCAAAATACCTGTACCACTTGCCACGGTTAAAGTGCTATCTCCTGCAAGGGTTGCCACCGCTAATTCCGTGTTGGCGTATCCCGCAATGTATGTGTATTTAGTAAATGTGTAATTGCTTTGCCCAATAGATCCGCCAAACTGAAGCGGGCCTTGAGATGTATAGTTCCAACCAATTTGATTGCCAGGAATAATGATTTGTTGCCCTTCAAACCATGCTATTGAGCAGTCCTGTAATTCATTTAATTGATTTGGGTTTGCCCCGTAATAAAATGCTGAAAGAGAAACAATAGGCGCGTTGTATGGGTGTAGTGCGTAGTACCCGCCTGACGCTGAATAGCGTATGCGCTGTGTTTCTGTGTACTGACTGGCCACAAGATTTTGGTTGAGGTACTCATTCATGTATGAAGAAGCGCGCAAAATAACTTCTGCAAGTTCTGCGTCTTGTGCCGCGGCGTTACCTCCCACAACCAACATGTCATAGTTGATTGCCGTTGGCGCGTTTTTGTATTCCGCCACACTAATGTATGGGTTCTCATTACTAATGTCGGGCGTGATACCTACGGCCATGATTTATTCTCCATCTCGCGGTGTTTCTTGTGACTCGTATCCGCAACGCCCACACTTGCGAAACCAGCCCTCAAAGCCACATTCTACGCAACTAAATCCGCGCTTGCGGTCATCACTAGAAATTGGATTAAGTGATGCTTCAAAAAATCCTTCAGCCTTCATTGCCTTCTGATGTGCCTTGTTTTCTACATTGTAAATACCCTGGCGATCAGTGAAATAACTTTGTCCGCCAATAACAGTTTCTTTTACACCCCTGTCAGGTGCTACCCATCTTGCCATTTTTGC